GAAATAACGATATATTACTATCAATGTGCTGTAGCTTTTCTGCTTGCATCTAATAAATCATAAATTCTTTTAAAACGTTTTTGTTGTTCATAAAAGAATTCTGCTCCTAGTTTTCTCATTTCTTTTTGATCTTTAGGACTAGCTCCTGCTAATATACCAGCTCCTAAAACACCATCTGTTCTTGTTACAAATTCTCCATCAGCTAATTGAGCTAACATTGTATCTTCTTCTTTATCTCCATTACCAGCACCATCTTCTACATAACCATTAGTTCTCATATAATTATCTTCATCATCTTCATCATGAATAGTTTTAGAAGGTAAATAATTAACTCCACCATCTTTAAAATGATTTAAAGTAGCAAGTCCACCTTGTTGTAAAGTAATTGTTTCTCTTCTGTAAGGACCAAATTTATCTCCACCTTGAACGTCTGCTCTTTCTTCTGGAATATAATCTTGTTGTGGTAATTCTACTACTTCTCCTGTTTTAGGATCTTGTGTATAAAATTGTCTACCTCTGTATAAATCTGGATAGTTTACATTGTATGTAAACATACTTCTTTCATATGGTTCTGTTTCAAAAGCTCCACTTCCATAAAGTAAAGCAGGCACACCTACTAATGCAGCAGGCCCCATTTTAACTCCACCTTTTTCATCAATGAAAGTATTATAGGCTACATCTTTTGCTTTATTTAAAAAAGATTGGGGTTGTTTAGTTTCTCCAACATTTCCACCTGGTAAATTTATAGGAGTGTTTCCTAAAGTCGTTCCTGAAAGATCTTGCATTGATAATGGTGTATTACTTAAAGTATCTAAAGGCGTAAATCCTAAACTTGTTCCTGCAAATTGATCTGCTACTCCAGCATATGGATTATATGCTCCGATACCTTGAACTCCCCCTATTGGAATTTGATTAGCTGCAGCATTTGTAAGTGTCTCTGTTGCAACATCTGTAACTGCAGGATTAAATGCATTAATACCACTAAACATCTGACCAATACTTGGCGTTACTTTTTCTGTTAAGAATGATGGTAAATATTCTTGTCCTATTGCTGATCCTGTAATTCCTGATCCTAAATTATATCCACCGTATGCTCCTAGAGCTGTTCCTAATATTCTGCCTGCTCCGCTAGCACCAGATTTCTTAGCACTTTTATATCCTTGATATCCCCCATATATGGCGAGGGCAATTGTTAATGGATCCATATATAATAAATAGTTAACTAATTAACCATTTTAACGAATTTATTAGCTCTTAGCAATATCAGAGCTGTTAGGATCTATATCACTATTGATTACTTTTCCTTCTATTTCAGTAGAGGTATCTGTCTTTTTAAACTCATCTATTAACCTACCTGTATAACTAAATTCTCCATGATGGGAGATATATTCATCTACTAATGCATACATTTTAATGTCTGCATGTTTACATAATTTACAGAAATAAAAGTCTTCTCCTGTATAGGTTTTATCATCTTTATTCCAGTATGTATCAAAGAAATTATACATATGCTTTCTTTTAACTAATTTACCATCAATTAAAGTATGTTGGTTTATTGTAAATTCTGGGTATTCTTTTATTAGTTTTTCTATTACTGATTTTTTAATTAACATGCATCCAGCAGGACCTCTTTCAACTTCTATAAAGCCATTTTCAACTTTAACATTAGTAGGATCTGGAACAGACATTGTATATTGATTGCCTAATACTCTAGGATCTAAAGTTGAACCTTCTTTAATTCTACTTTTTATTTTATCAAAATCTAATCCTTTAATTGGATATGGAACAAGACAAATTTCTTTGTCATAATTAACCATTCTTTCAATCATCTTATAATTAAAAGAAATGTCGGAATCTATAAATAACATATGAGTACAACTAGATTCCATAAATCCAGATACACATAATTGTCTTCCCTGTGTTACCAAACTACTTTTCATAACTTGAAACATTACAGGTAGTTTTCTAACAAAACATTCTTTTTGAAATTCTAAACAAGCTTTAAAATAATGAATGGATACATCTGAATGAACAGGTGTTGCTACAAAGATACTTATAGGTTGTTTATACGCCATTTAAAAAATTCTCCCAATAAGTCTTTATTACATTCCAATGATAAAATTGTCTATAGTATTGTTGTTGAAATTTCATTTTTGTTTCATCTACGTCATTCATCATTACTGATAACTTATCTATGACTGCAGCAAATTGAGAAGCTAATAGTTTTTTGTTATTCTGATGAGGAACATATACTGGAAATTCAGCACAGGTTTCATATAAAGCACCGAGGTCCGTGGTCACTACAACTAGGCCCGCTGCTAATGATTCCATGGCAGCTACACAAAAAGTTTCTTCAAATGTAGATGGATGAACATAACAATCATAGTTGTGTAGTATTTTCATTAATTCTTTATGATTTAAATAACCTTTATAATTTACATTCTTCATTGATTTTGCTTTAGCATATAAATCTGTAAATTGTTTATCATTATTATTTTTAAAATGATCTCCATAAATCTCTGTACTTGAGTAAACATCTAACTCTACTTTATCTGTTTTAATTTGCTCCATTGCATTAAGTAAAACATCAAGTCCACGCCATGGTGTTGAAGTATAAACTAATTTTATTTTATCTTTAGGTTTGAAATCTGTTTTTATTATTAGATCATCATCAAAACCATTTTTGATAACTAAACATAACTCCGTTGGTAGACTAAAAAAGTATCTATACTTTTCGTATGTCCAATGTGAATTAAAAACATACCAATCATACTTACCGTGGTTTAATTTATTTTGAAACCAAGGCATAAGATTAGGTTGATCGTAACTATTATGTATCCAAAGAATATTTGGCTTATCTATAACAATAGGAGTCTTTTCTGGAACAGAAGTTGTGATTTTAACTTTATTAAGAAGATCTTTATTTACGTATTTGTGTAAATATTCTAATTGAATTTCGGTGCCGCCGTAAGGATTCATTCCTTGGTTTTACCAAAAACCTGTAAAGATGCAACTGTTATTTTTAGATCTTGCTGTAAATGTTCTTCTTTAGTTGGGGTATTAGGATTTGCAACATCTGCCTTAAATTCTTCAAGGCTAGCATAAATCTGTCCCGTTTCTTTATTTTTAATTATCTCTTCAGCTTTAGCTGGAATAACTGGAACTTCTTCCCCATTAATAATTACTGTTTTATTTGGCATGGCTATTTATACACTATTATCGTCTTCCTTGTCCACGATATTCTTTATGATCGTTTCTTTTATTTGGACTTTTACTGTGTCTCCCAGGTCTTTTTTTATTAGTACGCTTAATAAAAGAGCCTGATCCATTACTTACTTTTCTAGCCATTCTCCTGTGATCTATCTATCAATAAATAACTTATAACACCTTTAACAACACCACTTACTTCAGCCTGAGCTTTTATACTATCTCCTGCTTCTAAATTTAAAACTTGGCCTGCTGCTTGTTCTGTACTATCAGCGGTCATATCTATGTGAAAAAATTCAAAGTTAGTACTTGTTGAAACATCGTGCAAATACATCTCTGTTAAATTATTACTATTATGTTCATTGGTTACACTAATGCTTTTAACAATTCCAACTGAACTAGTATTAATAGTTAATATGGTAGTTAAAGTTGTACCTAAAACAAAACCTTGATTTTTATAAAAATTTGCCATTAACTAATAAACCATTCAAATCGTACTTGTTCATTCTTAATTTCATTAAGATATGAAGTATTCAATTGATTTTGTAAAGTCTCTAACGTTTGGTTAATCTGTCTAAAGTTATTAACTGTATAGGGTTCTTGAGGTTCTGGAATGTATACGTTTATTTTAGCCATTAATTATATCCTAAAGCTTCATCTGTGTTTAAACCATCTGGATCCGCTAGTATGTCTATTCTATCTACTTTTACAACATTAGAAGTTTCAGTTAAAAAATAAGGTTTAACTTGATTTATATTATAAGAAGAAATGTATTCTTTTTCTTGAATAGCATCATTTCCTGAAACTAAGTAATAAAATTTATATGTTGCTGCCATTATGTTTGTGGAGCACTTCCACCTCTACCGTCTGGTTGAATATCTACTCTAAATATCCCATAACGCCAGTTGTCGTCAAGTGCATCGTTTTCTATTTTAATTGCGGCAAGTCTTCCTCTTGCACGGGTATCTATCTTATCTGTTGTTGAAGTCACTGTAAAGGGACCAACCGTTGTTTCTCCAAGTGCAGATGTTGTGTCTGCTGGATAAGCTTTAAAGAATAATGTTACTTTAGTATTTCCATCTAAATATTTAAAGTCTGGAATAAATCTTCTTATCTTAATAAAATATTCACCATCTCCATCAATATCTAAATCAAAATCTCCTGATTTAACATAAGCAGATATTGCTATATTTGTAGTTGTAACACTTGTTAAATTAATAACTTCATTAACTCCAACTTCATGTGCGAAAGCATAACTACCTCCATTACTCACACCATTTACAATAGGAGTGCTTGGAGTAAGTGTATCTATATAACGACTTGCTGTTGGGTTTTCTAATACATGAGAATCTTCATAAGTTGTTCTTGATAAAGAACCAGTAACCCAAGATTGTGATTCATAATTATAAGTAACTACTCTATTATTTTGTGCAACATTTGATTGTGGATAAAACCAACTTATTTCTGTAAATAAACTATTATGACCTGCAAATACTAATTCACCATTTGTAAAATTAATTCCTAAACTTTCTCCTTGTGTAGTAAATACAAAATCTTCAACTGTAGAGGGTAATGTTTTAACTGTTCCATCAAATACGAAAAAGTTTCCAGAGTCTCCCATCCAATACACAGCTCCGTCTACGAAGACTGCTGCATGTTGACCAATACATCCACAGTTAGATCCAACCTGTCTAATACTAAATGTATAAGGAGTTCCAACAAACTGCATTGTGTAAGCTGCTTCATCTGTAAGAACTAACATATAATCTTTACCTTTAACGGCGGCTACAATTTTACTACCATTATCTAATCTAAATGTACCAGCGGTGTTAGTTGATGTTGGTTCATAAACTTCAATATCTTCTTGGTCCGAGAAACGAATAAACATAGGATCTTGAGTGCTAGCTGATCCAATTGTAGTTTCAGTACCAAAATGAATTAAATGTCTGTCTCGATCTGATACTCTTGTTAATACAGTTGCTGTAGGATTACCTGCTATAACAGTTGCACGTGAGGTAACACCTGCTCCTGCAGCTGGATCCCATTCAAAAGTTTTTCCATCTTTAATAGTTGCTATTAATAATTCTCCAAAGTTATCTAATGACCATGATCCTGCATCAATGATTGTATTAGAAGCTGTTCTTGGTGTTCCCCAAGTAGACAAGTTCCACGTACCAGCTCCCCATCCATAACCAAAGGTAGAAGCTAAAGGTCCAACTGTTTCATAAGGATTTGTAGTAATTGTTCCGCCTGCGGTAACTCCTGTACCCGCCTCTGCTACAGGCATAGTTACTGTAAAAGTATTTACAGTTGGAACTGTTTTAACTTCAAAAGCATTTGTTTCAAAATCAGCATCAGTAAAACTTGTTGTAGTTGGTCCTGGTGTTGTTACCGATGAAAATGTTAGTAAATCTCCAACTTCAAAGTTATGTGAATTTTTATTAATTGTTACAGTAAAAGAACCTGTTGTAGAAGTATAAGTACATCCTGTTAAAGCTGTTTTGAGTGGAGTGATATCATAAAATACGTTATCAAATAAAATGTATAAAACTTTATTCGTACCAATTGCTAAATATCTTCTTCCTGTTAAATCAAAAAAAGAATGAATATCTCTACCCGCTCCTACTAAAATATTAGGGCCAATCTGTCTCCAACCACCTATTTTTTCAGGTGATCCATATTGAAAACGAACGTTATCTCCGTCTATCCAACGACCTTCAGCTTGTGATGCTGTATCATTCTTATCAAAGCCTGGAGGTAATGGTATCTTTTTCAGTGGCATATTACTGGTATTTTACACTATAAAACTCAACCAGTAAATTAAGAGCTTAATTTCTTCCACGTTGTAGGGCTTGGTATATTATGCTCTGATTTAATATTTGGTTTCATTGTAAGCATAATATCCCCTGATATTGATATTCTAGGTTTATCAGTAGTGTTTTGTTGAGTTTCATGAAATA